TTTAGCGAGTATAAAAAAACAGGTACTGATATATTCAAAAATTACAATGAAAACTATTTAAGAGCTGAATATAACGCTGCCATATCACAAAGTAGGAGTGCTAGTATGTGGATGGATATTGAAAGTAATTCAGAATTATTACCTATGCTAACTTATAGCACAGTAGGAGATGGAAGGGTACGTCCTGAACACGCTATGTTAAATAATATTTCACGTCCAGTAAATGATAAGTTTTGGGATAACTATTTTCCACCGAATGGCTGGAATTGTAGATGTACTACATTACAAACAGATAGCGAAGATAAAACAAGTTTAAAAGGATTTAAACAACCTAGTACTGTACCGCCTGAGTTTATGATGAATGCAGGTAAACAAAAGATAGTGTTTAGTGATAAGCACCCTTATTTTGTAGTAGCTCCAAAAGATAAAGATTTAGCTAGTAATAACTTTTATTTACCTAAACCATGATTAACAACTTAATAGGCAAAGGAAACGTAAACGAACAATTAACTTGTAGTTGTTATTATTTTACCCACATTTTATTGAATAAGAATAAAAACGGTTTAAATTACTGTCAAATATTTTACTTTGGATTAAACTAATGGCATCATTTACGGAACATAAAAAGATATTAAAACAGATTGAAGCGTTTAAACCTCAACTTAATAAAATGGTTGAAGCTGCTGGTGTTTTAGCCGTTAATCACTTTACTAAATCATTTAGTGATGGTGGTTTTACAGATGAAACTTTTGTGCCTTGGAAAAAACGTAAAAGAGGTATTGATACTTATAAACGTGGTAGACGTGGTGAAAGTGGTGTAAAAAGTTTAGGAATTGATAGAGGTATTTTGATAGGTAAAGCTGGAGCAGGACGTTTAAGCCGTTCAATTAGAAGTAGGAGATTTGGTAGTTTATCTGCTAAAATTTCAACAGATGTTATTTACGCTAGGATTCATAATGATGGGTTAATGGGTAAAGCATTTGGTAAATATCCATTTAAAATGCCTAAAAGACAGTTTATAGGTTATTCAGGAAAACTAAATAGACAAATAATTGCTTTTATTGATAAAAATATTAAGAAACAATTTAATAAATAATTCGTATATTTGCATATTATGACAGAAAAAGAATATAAAGAAAAACTTACCCTTGTTAAAAAGTGTATTTTATTTATGGTTGTTTCAATTATTTTATTTTTAGTTATTTGCATTAATGTCTAAACTAACTTTATATAACTCATTAAAAACTGATTTAACTGCTATTAGTGGCATTAAAAAAGTGTTTCTATGGAATAACCAATTAGAGAAAGAAAGCGAAGAAAATGCGTTTTTATACCCATCTATTGGTATTGAGTTTTTACCTAGTAATTATACAGATAAAGGTAAATTAGCAGTTTCACAACAATACGATTTAACAGTACGTTTACATATCTTATTTGAATCTTATTTAGATGAAGATACTTCAATACTAACGTTAACCGATACTGTTTGGCAAACGGTACATAATAAACAATATGGGACTTTTGGTAAGTTATTAAGACGAAATGAAGAACAAAACTTCGACCATCCAAATGTGCAAGATTACATACAGGATTACGCTACTTTAGGTAACGATAATCAAACACAAAATACTACTTTAGAAACATTAACACCTAACTTAACTACTGAAATAGTAGATCCAGACGAATTAACATAATGGCAAGGTCAATAAACACAATAGTAGCATTATTAGATGCTGAACAAGCAAATCAAACAGCTTTAAGTGGGTTAAATAGCCCATCAAACTCTGCTATTTATACATTATTTAAGTATATTGTAGCTACTCAAATGTATTTACAAGAAACATTATGGGATATATTTAAAGCGGATTTAGAAGCTAAAATTAAAACGGCTGCCGTTGGTTCTGCTGCTTGGTTACAATCAAAAGTTTTAGAATTTCAATACGATTCAGTTACCCCACAAGTTTTAACAGTTGGTAGTGATTTTTCTATTAATTATACGGTTCCAGATACAACTAAAAGAATTGTTACTAGATGCGCTGTAAATAGAACGGCACAAAGAACTGTTTTAATTAAAGTGGCTAAATCAGAACCGCCAGTAGCATTAGGAATTTTAGAATTATCTTCATTAGGTGGTTATGTAGATGATATTGCATTTGCTGGAGTTAATTACTTTGTTACTTCTAAAGCATCTGATAAATTATATTTAAAAGCAAATATTTTTTATGATGGACAATATGCTTCAACTATTTCTGATAGTGTTATATTAGCAGTAAACGCTTATTTAGCTAATTTACCATTTGATGGAAAAGTAAAAGTATCTGCATTAACAGATGCTATTCAATCGGTTACTGGAGTTACAGATATATTAATACAAGATATTGCAATTAGACCAGATGCAACTGCATTTGTAGACAAAACTTATTTAGTTCAAAATAATACAACTATTATCCCTTTATTTCAATTAGATGCTGGATATATAGTAGAAGAAACTACTTCTGGAGAAACATTTGCAGATAAATTAACTTTTACAGCTCAATAGATGTCAATATACAGTTATGATAATGAAATAGTAGCGGAACAATTAACACCGCCTGTTTTAAGAAATGATAAACTATTATCATGGCTTTATGTATTAACTAGCAACGTCCAAAACCTTTGGAGTTTAATTTTTGAAGATTATAAAACTGGTTGCTCATATCCTGCATGGGATTTAGTAGCCGTTTATAATGTAGGTGATAGAGTTATTTATGAAGATAGAAGTATTTATGAGTGTGTAAAGGCTTCGCTTGGATTTTATCCTTACGATACTGAACATTGGGAAAAAGTAAATGATTTATTTATAGGAGTAGATGAAAGGGTTAAATACACTTCACAAAAATTAATATACGAACTAGCTTTAAATACTTTTTTTCAAACATCTGGCATTTATATTACCACTAACATAGTAAACACAAACACCAACTTTGTTATTGGTGGTAGTAGTGAAACATCTTCTATAATGCCTTTAAATAGCATTAATCAAATTGATTATATGGGATATTCACCATATTATACAACGGATGAATTTGATTATACAATTAATTTTCCAATAGCTACATTTTCAGCATTAGGAACAGCTACTGAAGCGGAATTAATAATAAGAAGTTTTGCAGATAAATATAATTTAATGGGAATGCAATATAACATAGTAACATTTTAATACATCATGAAAAACATAGACATATCACAAATAGTTGAGCCAACGGCACTACAACCATTTACAGCTAATTCATTAAAGTTTTTACAAGACTATAATACAGAAGATAAAGCTGCTATTATTAAAGGATTAGTAATATCTAATTTAGGCAGTTATTCATTAACAGTTCCCTATGTAATTAGTGGATGCGTTGTAAGTGATTCTAATAAAGACGTTACTGCTGGAGAGATATTTTACGGTGGTAAGTTTTATGAAACAACTGCCGTAAATGGTACTACTAATGTAGCTAGATTTATTTTAACTAAAACACAAGATTCAACTGCTGACCCTTTAATTTTTACAGATAGTTCTTCTAAATCAGTACATGATATTTATAAATACGTTGCTACTGATGTGGCTAGTGGTGGCGATTTTATTTCAACTGATTTAGTTAGTTTATATGGAGTTTCTAAAATAACATTTGAAAATAGATCAGTTAATCAATCAACCACAAGTTTAACGCCTGTAGATTTAACAGGATCAACTTACACAACACCTTCAATCGGAACTAAAACATGGTTAATTACAGCAAAATCTTATTGTAAATGGGCTGCTGCTGCTGGTATTCCACAAGGGGGGGAGTTGCAAATATATAACGCTACTACTTTAGCTGAACTTGACGTATCTTACGCTTTTTTAGAATTAGCAGGAGTTGTTAATAATGTATTATTAACAGCTTCGTGCCACGTTGTGGTTTCTTTACCTGCTTCTACAGTTGTTAAAGTTAGAATAAAATCCTCTGGAGGTGCTTCAGTTGAATTTGCAGGTAACGTTTTTTCTATGGTTGAAATATAACCTTATCCCTTTTTTGATAACCGTTTGAGTACGTTGTTATCCTAATAGTTAAACCTTCATTATATGAGGGTTTTTCTTTTCCATAAATATCGTAATACTTAATGTCAATAACACTACTATTCACATCATATTCATTTACACTAACAGCAGGTTTAATATAAAATCTTTTATAATTACCAACAGTAGCATTAGAATAAATACGACCATTACCAGCCCCCATTATTGGAGTAATTTTAACTTTGTGTTTATAAGTATTAGCACTATCTAAAGATAAAAACCCACTAAACACATTTAAACAATCTTGTAAGTATGATGATGTCCATAATTGTAAAACACTCATCCCATTACCACCAAAATTAGTACTTTTAGTAAAAACTATTGTTAGCGTGTCGTTTGTGCTTAATGTATCTGTAACATTAATTACATTAATATAATCTGATTGGGTTTGAGCATTACACAAATTGGTTAATAATGCTAATATTGTTATTAGTTTTTTCATATTATTTAAGTTTAATTTTATCTATTAAGTATTGTTTTAGTGCTTTAAAATCTAAAGTACTAGCACTAGCTGGTAAAACATCCATTATAGCGTAATGAATCTCTATTATCTCTTTAGCAGTAGATGCTTCAATTTTTCTTTTATTAATACAATCGTTTAAAAAATTGTTTTTAGTTTGAGATTGTAAATAGGTTGTAACCCTTACTTTATAAACTTCTTTTTTATAGCTTAAAATGGCTTTACGCTTATCTGTTAAACTTTTTTCTTCTCGTTTACTCATTTAGTTGTAACAATAGTATTATTATAGCAAATATAGTAATTAATTTTGTATTATGAACTTTAAGTACATAAAAAATATTAGTGAAGATGAAGCAACTATTTTACTTTATAGTCAAATAGGGGATTCTGTTGATGCTAGTGGAAACTATGTAAGTGGTATTTCAGGAAGTGCTTTTGCTTATGAAATGCAGTATTTACAAGATAAATGTAGTAAAATTAAGGTACGAATCAATTCTATTGGCGGCTCTGTATTAGATGGGTACTCAATAGTATCGGCTATCCTTAATTCTAAAGTACCTTGTGATACCTATATAGATGGTTTAGCTGCTAGTATTAGTGGTGTAATTGCAATGGCAGGTAAAAAGTGCTACATGGCAGATTTTGGTACTTTAATGTTACACAATCCAAGTGGTGGTAATGATACTGCTGTTTTAGATTTAGTTAAAGATACTTTAGTAACAATTTTTGAACAACGTACTAAATTAACTGCTGAAGAAATATCTGTAATGATGGATAAGGAAACGTGGCTAGGTGCTAATGAAGCATTAAGTATGGGTTTAGTAGATGAAGTTGTTACAAGTGTAAAAAAATACAAAGTTAGTAAATCAGAAAGCCTTAGTAATATGGCTATAATTTATAATAAAATCATAAACAAACCAAACATGGAAAAAATACAAAATGTATTGAAACTATCCAATGAAGCAAGTGAAGAAACTATTGTTTCTGCTATTGAAGAAAAGGATATTAAAAATGCTGAGTTACAAGCAGAAGTTGATAGATTAAAAGCTATCGTAGATGCTAACGAAGCTAAAGAAAATGAAGCTAAAGAATTAGCTGCAAAAGAATTAGAAACTAAATCTATTGAATTAGTTGAAAATGCTATCAAAGCAAAAAAGATTTTAGAATCTGAAAAAGATGCTACTATCGAAATGGCAAAAAATAACTTTGAATTTGTAGCTAACATGATTAGCAAAATTAACAATGTTAAAGATGCTGTAAAAGTATTTGATGTTAAAAATGTAGCTAAAAATGAAGAACGTAAAGACTGGACAATTCGTGATTGGGAGAAAAAAGATCCAAACGGATTAGTAAAAATCAAAAATGAAACTCCAGAAATTTACAGCGAAATGTATAACCAATTTTATAAAAAATAAAAACAAATGAAAAAAATCCTATCATTATTGGCATTTGTAACAGTATTATCTGTTAATGCTCAAACATCTAAAGTAATTAACTACCCATTTGGTGCAGCTCAAACTTTTACAGCAGCAGCATCTGGAACAGTTGTAGTTACAGTAAACAATCAAATGTCTGTTATGTCAGCTCCTACTTTAACAGCAGCAGCTACATTAAGTCTTACAGCTTCTAGTAATTTAAAAGCAGGTGCAATTTTATTAGTTGCAGTTAAAACTACTTCAACTGAAGTTACAACTTTTGCAGGTTCAGTAGTTGCTCCAGCAGTTACAGGAGTTGCAGGTAAAACTTGGACACAAGCATTTTTATACAACGGCACTAATTTTTATCCAATGGGTGTTAAACAACAAGTAGACTAATAAATAAAATAATAAAAAAAACAATAAACTTAAAAACTAAAAATCATGGCATTAGACAGAGAACAATGGTTATCAGATATCCAAGAGAACCTTTTCAAAAACAACGCAATTATTAATCGTGCAGTAAATCACGATGGATTCGTAAACTACAAAACAGTTCACGTTCCACAAGCTGGAGCAAATCCAACTATTTCTAAAAACTTAGGTTCATTCCCTGCTACAATTTCACAAAGAACTGATAGCGAATTAACTTATTCAATGGATACTTACTATGTAGAGCCTATCCATATTGAAAGAGGTCAAGAAACATCTTATATCTCTTATGATAAGCGTATGAGTGTTTTAAACCAACAATTAAACGCTTTAGAGGAAGTTATTACTAACCACGCTTTATACAAATGGGCTCCAGCAGGTGCAGGGACTTTTGTTAAAACAACTGGTTCTGCTGTATCTTCTGCATTAGCTCCATCTGCTACATCTACACGTTTAGCAATTACTTTAGCCGATATTTTAACTGCAAAAGGAATTTTAGATGCTGCAAACGTACCACAAGAAGGACGTGTTTTATTAATGCCGTCTTCTATGTATAACGGTCAGTTATTAGCTATCCAAGATGTTTACAGAATGGACTCTTACGGTCAATCTGCATTACCTTCTGGTGTTGTAAACCGTATTCATGGTTTTGATATTATGATTCGTTCAACAGTAGTTGTTTATGATAATACAGCTACTCCAGTATTAAAAACTGTTGCAGATGGTACAGGCGCACCTAGCTCACCTGCTTCAACTGATAACTTAGCTTGTTTAGCTTACCACCCTTCATTTGTTGCAAAAGCAAAAGGAAGTGCAGATGTATTTGTAAACGAAAATGATCCTGCTTACTATGGTTCTATTTTATCAGCTTTACAAAACTTTGGAGCATCTAAAATGCGTACATCTCAAACTGGTATCGTAGCTATCGTACAAGCTAACTAATATTAATCTTTAAGGGTGTGGAACTAAAAAGCCACACCTTTATATAAACCCCCTTAAAATGGATTTAATACAAGCAAAAGAATTGGTTAAACATGATTTTGATAATCACAAAATTATTGTAGTAACTAGTAAAAAAGCGGTGTTTTTCTTAGAGAATGAAAACGAAATTTCAAACTTAGAAGAATACGCAAAAAACAACAACTTAGAATTATTTGTTGTTAAAAATGAATCTTCAAAAGTTGAAGAACCAAAAAAGAAAAAATAACAATTTAAAATATTATAAATGGCAAACGACGTTATATTTAACAAGGGTAAAGGCGGTTTAGGTAGACCATTAGCAGGAACAGATTATATATCTGGTGCTTTATTCTACTCAGCTACTTTGCCAAGTGGATTTGGAGCATCCGATAGAATTAAAGTAATTTATTCTGTTGAAGATGCTGAAAATCTAGGAATATTAGATGATTCATCTGATGCAACTGCTAGTACAGCAACCGATTTATGTACAACTAAATTTACAGTAGGCGATACTTATAAATTAACTTGTGCCATTATTGATAGTACAAATCCAACTCCATCTAAATCAGCAACAGGAACAGTTACTTTATGTAATTTTACTGCTGTTACAGCAGATGCGGTTTCAACTTCAACAAGTGCTACTAGAATTGCAGCAGAGATTAACTTAGGAACTCAAACACATGGATTTAGTGCAGTTGCAAATACAGCAACAGTAACTATTACAGCTCCAAAAAATCAAGGTATATTTTTAAATAGTGGAACTCCTTATGTAAGAACTCTTACAGGTGCTTATGCTGGAACATTAACACAAAATGTAGTTGCAGGTGTAGCTTCTGAATTAGATATTATGCACTATCATATTTCTGAGTTCTTTAGAATACAACCAAAAGGTAAATTATATGTAGGTGTTTATGCTACTGCCGATGCTACAACTTTTGCAAGTGTAACAACTATGCAAAACTTTGCACAAGGTGAAATTAAGCAATTAGGTATTTATCAAAAAACTACTCCATTTGCTACAAGCCAAACTACAACTTTACAAGCGGTTTTAGATGCTTTAGAAACTAATCATAAAACTATTTCATCTGTTGTTTATCAAGCTGAAATTAGTGGAACAGCTGATTTAACAACTTTAGCAAACTTAAAACTATTAAGTAATAAAAATGTAAGTGTTGCAATCGGTCAAGATGGAGATAATTTAGGTTTTAAATTATTTAAAGCAACTGGTAAAAGTATTGGTAGTATGGGTACTCAATTGGGTGCTATCGCCTTAGCAAAAGTAAACGAAAGCATTGCATGGGTAGCTAAATTTAATGTAGCTGCTGCTGAATACGATGTTTTAGCATTTGCTAATGGAACTTTATATACATCTTTATCAGATGGAAGTATTGTAAACTTAGAAAACTTTGGTTATAACTACGTTAAAAAGTATGTAGGATTAACAGGTTCTTATTTTACAAAACCAAATACATCTATTGCTTTAACTTCTGATTATACTTATGTGTAT